TCATAAGCCTGCTTAGTGTCTTTCGCACCCTGTAAATCTTTATGCAGCGCGTTCTCACTCTTTTTAAGATACGAGCCTAACGCACCTGAGCCCGTTTGTTGCAACACGCCAAGTCGCTTGGTAAAGCGAAGCATTGAGTTAGACAGTGCATCAGAACTTACCCCTGCATGTTCTGCTTGGGATTGCATGGCTTGGAGTTCTTCAATAGGTAATTTTAGGTTGGCTGATGTCTTTGCTAGGTTGTCCATTTTACCTGCCGCGCCATTCACTTGTGTCACTAACCCAGCAAAGCTCAAACCACTTAAAAGCGCGGCGCCTTTTCCTGCCGCTGCAGCGCCAATCTTAGGAAATTTGATTGAACGGTTCAGCTTTTGAATCGGGCTCATGACTCTTTGTAAGGTGGTATAACGCTTACTGAGCCTGCCTATTTCCTTGCCGTGTTTCTTGTAACTTCGATTCAGTCGGTCGTATTCATCATCGAGATTCCCCGTATTCACCCCTGTCTTTTTTAACTGGGTATCGAGCTTCTCTAAATGGGACTTGTAACCCTCTTGCTCAGTGTTCAGTTTGTTCAACTTAGCTTGTTGCTTTGTAATTTTCTCCGTTAGAGCAGCACTTGGGGATTCAACGCCTGCCGCTTTTACTTTTAATTCTTCAAGTTTTTCGCTGACCGCAGCAATGGCGTTCTTGTCCATTGCTTTTCGTGACGTTTTTAAAGAGTCAATCATCCCCATTGCGGCAGAGTCATCAGCCTGTGTCTTCTGTACCTTTTTGATGGATTTGGCGTAATAGTCACTCTCGCCACTCATCCCTTTGAGAACGGCTGACGTTTTGTCTTTCATATCCATGAGAACAGACAGTTTCATTTTCATTCTGGATAGCCTTTTGTTGATACAAAAAAAGAGAGCTTATTCGCTCTCTTGTGGTGTTTGTTCGTGCCTTTGCCTGGCTAGCTCTCGAAACAGTAATAGGTCGTCGTAGCTGAGTTTGTCTATTTCGCTTGGCGGCCAATGAAACACAAGGGCGATATCTGCGTAATAGTCTTCAACTCGATCTATTACTATTCCGTCGCGACGAAAAAAGAGGCAAGCGTCGTGAGTAATGGCGCCCAGTTCTCTGGAGGCATATTGATAATGTCACGCTCATTCAAGCAAGAGATTCGAGGCAATAGTGTTTGTCCTGCTTCAAACTTCATTCCGCACACATCTATCAAGCTCAACCCGCGCAAATGCCCAGAGTATGGCTTGCTGATATCAATATGCGTAAGCGCTTTGCCGTCTTTTTCAATAGGCGAGGCCAGGTCCGCGACCTTGACTTGTGACTCGTCTTTAATGGGGTTGGTCATAGCCAAGCTCCTTTTGTAATGCTTCAAGTTTCTTCTTCACGCCGCCTTTGTTTGGATCTAGCTTCATCACTATCTCAAACAGCTTGTGCGCTTTTTCTTTGTCGCCTGCTTCAAAGTGCCAGTCGCCGACAAGGCGGAACATTTTCACTTTAAGTGGGGCGTTAGTAGCAAGCTCACCAGCCAGTAAATCATTTACGGCTTTAAGCAGGTATTCACGCTTGTACTCTTTCTTTTCAGTGTGCGCTTTGTGCGTGTACTTAAATACGTAATCACAGAAGCCCGTTTGACCATTCACTTTGAAATTAGCTGGTGTTTCTAATCCGCAACCGATGGCCGCTCGAAAGTCATGGTGGATCTCTTCAAACTGGCCAAGGTCAAAGTGCCACATATAAAAGCACCACATCACATCGAGGTTGCCGTAGTCGCCTTTGTGAGTGTCCAGTGGCTTCTCAACCAATGGTCGGTACTTGTTAATGAGCTCTTGCTTGTACGGATCTTTCTCTTTCGAACCAGACAAGGTGCGCAAGTAGCTTTGGTCTTGCTTAAACACAAGTTGCGTTTCTTCCCAGGGCTTATCAGCAAAAGCGGTGCGAACGGCTTGGCTTACTGTTGACTCGTTCATAGTGTCAACACTGTCGATAGCTTCAAAGGCTTCAAAGGCTTCAAAGGCTTCAACCGGTTCTGGCTTTGCCTTCTGAGCCTCTCGTTTCATCAGTATGGATAACATGGTATTTCTCCTTACTGCGGGATGAGTTCGTCACCGTTGAAGAGCACTTCAAGCTGACCATCTTTTATCGCAACCGTAAGCGGGTCGACTGTCCATGCGCCTTTCAAGGTGCAAGCGCGGTTCGTGTTCGTTTCTAAAGTGATGTCTTCACCCACAAAATCAGCAATGGCTTTCTCATCGGTGTCTTGAGCGTGAATGATGGTGCATTTAATAAAAGGCGCATCCGAGAATTGTTCAGAGAAACCCAAAGGGCCATCGTCACCCATTATGGTCTCGCGCTTCATGTTGCCGAGGCCATATTCCGCCCCTTCTTTGATGGGAAGGCGTCCCAATGAACCGGCGTTAAGGACAGCACGGCTAGTAATTTTCGTTCCCATGACTTACTTCCTAAATTGAATTTTACCTGCAACGATAATCAAACCGTTCACGAACTGCGGTGAATCTTGGTAGTTGACGCGCTGCTTGTTGGTTTCATCAAGCTCGACAATGAGCGACTTTTTGTAGCCATCGAAATCTTGCACGATACCTTGGTATTCCAAATCTCGATACAAGGTCAACAGCTTGGCTTTGAACATGGTCGGCGTCACAATCGGCTGACCTTTGGCGAACTTGGTTCCGTCTTTCGCTACCTTGTGGCGAGGGTAGACACTTAAGATCAACGAGCGCTGTTTCTGACGAAGATACATGGCGGTTGCCGGCGTCATAACATCAAGGTAACTGTTGTCCGTTACGCCAGCTGCGTTTTCTGTGAAAGCGGTAACGGCGCGCTCAACTAGAACTTCATTCGCTGAGTTCACCGTGTAAGTACTCAACCCTTCATACAAAAAGAGGTTACGTTCAGCCCAGTCCCACTCTTGTTCTGCCACTGAGTAAACACCGTTTAGCTTGAGTGTTTGCAATGGCCTGCAAGGGTCGATGGCCAATGATGGGGCGATTTGACCAACCCAGGCGCCAATTGCTGCCGCGTCAGACAGTGGCGCTTCTGCAGAGTCACCCAAGTTATTGATGGGCAGAAAGTTGATTAATGCGCAGTTGCTTGTTGGTGCAAAGGTGATGAGCTCTGCGTGTGTGCCTTTCTTGGGTAGATACGCGATGCCTGGTACTTGCTCTAATGCGCCATATCGCTCTTCAAGAAAAGTCCCTAACTCACGAATGGTGGTGCTGCCGTTCAATGAGCACATGATGTGGTGATACTGAACGTCACCCAACGCGGCTAAGGCGCTTGCGGTATCACTATCTTCAACACTGACCGCAAAGATAGGCATGGTCTTATCTTGTTTACGGAAATAGGTGATCATTTCCACTATGTCGCTATTGGCACCAAACGAGGCTGCCGCAATCGTCTCATCCATACAAAGCGTGACTTTGTTTGGCGCGACTGTGGCATCACTGACCGCATTACCGATCGCCAAGATAACTTGCAGGTCTTCTGCACTGTTTGCCAGGCTATTATCAATTTCAATGTAGACACCGGGAACGCGAGCGGTGCTTGGTACTTCAGCAAAACCAATACTCATTATTTAGTTTCCTTCTTGGCTGTGGGCTTGGCTGTTTTATCGATGACCACGATACTTTTTTCAGCGAGTCGACGTAGCCAGTAAGCGTTACGAGGTTTATCTTCACCTGCCGCTTTCAGTGGCTCTCGGGTTGTTGGGTCTTTCACGATTAAACTTGTTTTCGCTGGCTTAATCTTGAAAGTGGGTAGCGCCGTTTTCTCTACTTCTTGTTTATCCATTACGCTGCATCCTCTAGTGCAAAGTGTTCCGCTGCCATGGCGAGTAACTCTCGCTCTAGAGCAGGCGTCCTACCAATGAAGGTTCGCTTGGGCATTTGGTAATTGCGCTTGGTTTTTACGCCACCTGTCCATTGACCTGTTTTACTGTTGTAGTGACCATTAACGCGAGTCGTAAATGACACTTGAGCGCCTTGGTTGTGCTCTTGGCCAATGCGACCTGCGACGCCTTTTAGGCCAACCTCAAAGCTCTCTTCTGTAACGTGAGTTCTTAACGCCTTACCAAAACCAAGCAGCATGTTTTTATTGTTCACGGTGTTCTGCGCTTGAGTGCCATCCCATAGTTGGGTTGCCTTTCGCCGCGTTCGGCTTTGGTACGGGTTATTGTCTATATCTCGCTGAGCTCGAATTTGCTGACGAAAGAATTGTCTTGCGCGGTTGGCCATCCGTTTGTTCAGCTCAAATTTATCACTGGCCGTCAGCACCAAACTTTCCACAACTTGAGCCAGTTGCTCAGGCGTCGCGAGAGTTAATTCACTCATGGCAAATCATCTAAGTGGCCGACAAAGTAGACCAATTCGCCGAGTTGGTCTTCATCAGCTCGCGCTTCGAATCCACTGATACATTCATAACAGGTATCACCTTGCTTCCAATTGCCTTGTTCGTTTTCTTGAAGGTTGAACTCTTCACGAATATCAATTTTCAACTTGAGATCAAACGCACCTTTATCGAGAGGCTCTAGCGCGAACGTCGGCATGGGTAAGCCTTTTTCCGCTCGCTCTGGGTCGTACTTATTGAGCCAGCTGACTAAATGCATAAACAACACTTGCGGCTCTAACTTAGCGCTTTGCAAGAAAACGATGGCGGTATATTCAATTTCAAACCCATCGACATCGGCACTCTGACCACAAAATAAGGCGCCATCCTCCGCCCACACATCCATTTTGGCCGCATCGGTTACATGGCTTTTGAATAGGTCTGTTAAGCTTTGCAGCGCTTTCATTACACCCTCTCAAAGCAGTAGGTTTCTTCTGCGTGAATCAACATGTCTATGGCTTGGCGGGACTGCACTTCGCACTCTTCTTTCTTACTGGTGAGCGCTTCTTGTCTGTCTGCCGCTTCGGCGGTGGCGCCACCACTCATTTGCACGCTAATCAGTTGAGCGGCGGTCAGTGCGAATACGGCCTGCTTATAAAGTGTTTTGGCTGAGTCATCATCACCAAAGCGTTCTTGAGATAACGCCACCAAACTAGCAAAGGGGATTAAGGTGTCTTTAAGTTCAGAATGCACCTTAATGCGTGACACCGTAGCGTGGTGCAGAATGCCTGCCTCTGTTTCATTGTTTTGGAAATGAAACAGAGGCAGGCATTCTGAAATTTTCAGGGCTGGATATTTGTCCGAGGCTGGCAACTCAGATCCATAGCGCTCGTTTTTATCACCGACAAATTCCATGATGTATCCTTACAGTGTTAGGGAATGCAGGCCGACAATCGCGAATAACAGTTGGCGCCAAAGCGCACCTGAAACAACAATAGAGCCTGCATTGAGGGGGTGTTAGTTTGTAATGACTGGCTTAATGCCAAGCCTCGTTAATCCATAGCTTCACGTTTTTGAATTCAATGGCTGCGGCCTTACCAACTTCTTCGAGTACGTAAGCCATGTTCATCGACTCGAAGTTTTCAATTTGGTCTTTTTCATCGTTCTTCTTACCTGCAGAGCGGCGAACTGAACCTTCTTGAATGTAGATAGATAAGTTGTCGTAACTGGTCACCATGATGCCCGTCGATGGGAAACCTGGTACTTTCACTGCAGGCAGACCGCCATAAGTACCGATGACTTGCAGCTCTTGAATTTTGCCTTTTTCGCTTGGCGTATTACCGTGCGCTTCGTAGAACTTGGCTTTGTCATAGGTAAGCAAGTCAGAGCCGGTGATGGCCACAAGGTTTGAATCATTTTCACAGGCGTCATGCAGTAGGTTTTTCGTTTCAAGTACGGCTAGGTCTAGGTTGATGAAGTCACCACCTTCACCGATACGAATTTCACCATCCGCTTTTTGTCCCGTGGTCATTAAGCGCTCTGCGTTATGATCACGCATGGCTTGGAACCAACCTTTATTCACGTCTTCACCGTTCGGGTTTGCACTAGCATCGGTATTTTTAGCGACACTTACGCCATACCAACCAATCGTGATTTTATTGGCATCAATCTGCTCTCGGGTTGCTTTACTAATCAAGGAGTTGAAGTTTTTATGGTGCGCCCACGCGTCCAGTTTTGCGTAACGAAGCGCGGTATCAAAGTTCGTTTGCTCACACATGTAAGGCATCGCACCCATGCTTGAATGATCTTTCGGTGTACGTTTGCCTGAGCCTGACGTATCGGTACGACTGGCAATCATGCCCGTAGCGCCAAGACCAATGGATTCACCTTTTTGATTTTTCACTGAGATGATGTTGATTTTGCCTAGGAACCAGTTACTTTCACGGATAGCCGCGATAATGCGCTGAGTACCATTCGGGCTCACGTTAAACTTCTCGGTTGCATCATCTACATCGTTTTGCGCTGCCACGGCTTTCACGTAGGCGCTGAGTTTTATTTTGGT